GAAGATTCCAAGGCCGTTGCAGTTCTTGAATTGCTCAAGGCCCATGGATACGTCGCGGCGAATGAAAAGTCCATTCATCCGATGACGTTGAAAGCCTTTATCCGGGAGATGGTCGAATCAGGCGCAGACCTTCCGCTCGAGACCTTTGGCGTCTACATTGGCAACAAAGCCGAAATCAAGTAAGGAGAATTCTCATGGCTACAAAGGCAGCGAAAGAAACCCCCAAGACCGAAGTCGCAACGGTCAGCAACAGTCTTCCGGCAACCATGGACGCATCCATGCTGGCAGCCGACGCAGGCCTCGGTCGTGAATCGATGTCCATCACGGATATGGCTTTGCCCTATCTGCTGATCCTGCAATCGCTCAGTCCGCAGGTCAAGAAGTCCTCTCCGCAACGTGTTGACGGCGCTGAAGAGGGTGACATCTTCAACACGGTTACGCAAGAGCTGTTTGCTTCCGAAGATGGCATCAACGTCATCCCGTGCGCCTTCCAGAAGGCCTGGGTTGAGTGGGCGCCCCGTGACTCTGGCGGCGGCTGGATCGCCTCGCACAACAGTGACCAAATCCTCAATTACTGCAACCGCAACGAGCAGGGTTTGGATGTGCGCAAGGACAACGGCAACATCATCGTGCCGACATTCTACTACTACGTGCTGATGCTCAAGGACAACGGCGGCTTCGAGCCGGCGATTATTTCCATGGCTCGCACCCAGATGAAAATTGGTCGCAAGTGGAACAGCCTGATGTCCAGCCTGCAGGTCATGGGCCCGCAAGGTCTGTTCAATCCGCCCATGTTCGCCCAGAAGTTCCATGTCACGACCGAGTCTGTGTCGAACGCCAAGGGCGAATGGTGCAACTGGAAGCTGCGCGCTGACGGCTTGGTCGCCGATATGGGCCTCTACCAGGTAGCGAAGAAATTCGCTGAGCAGGTTCGCACTGGCGCCATCAAGGCGTCGGCTCCTCCCACTGAAGGTGACGATGTCGATACGCACGGTGACAGTGGCGTATTCTGATATTCAGTCAATAGGCGGCGGGCTTCGGCCCGTCGTCTCCTTTAGTGGTGGGTGGGGATATGACAGAACAAGTAGATAAATTCATAGACCTGTTCCACGGGCTAGAGCGCGCATACGGAACATTTGAGATAACCAATTCTCGCGAGCGCGACGGCAAGAAAACTGGTAAGGTCCGTAGCATTCATAGGCCAGTCACACGTGACATCTGGCTACAACATCTCAACGGTACGCAAGCCATTGGCATCGTGCCTATTAGAGATGACTCCACCGTCCAGTTCGGCGCGATAGACATCGACGTCTACACGAACATGGACCACGCGACTATGGCCAAGAAGATCGAGGATCTTCGAATGCCCTTGGTCCCTTGCAAGTCTAAGTCTGGCGGTTTGCATGGCTGGTTATTCCTGAGTGAACCAGCCCCTGCCGGATTAGTGCAGCGCAAACTACGCGAGATGGCTGCAGCACTCGGCCACGGCAAGGCAGAAATTTTTCCAAAGCAGTCTGAAGTTCTTCCAGATCGTGGTGACATCGGTAACTGGATCAACATGCCTTATTTCGACGGCGTGGCTGGTGGCCGGCATGGTATTCGCCCTGATGGTCACACGATGGACATGGACGAATTTACACAAACCGCGTACATTAAGAGGGTAACGGCCGATGAACTCGAATCTTTTAGTATTCAGATTAAGGATGACTTTAGCGATGGCCCTCCTTGCTTGCAGCACTTGGCCACACAGGGTTTTCCTCAGGGCACGCGTAACAATGGGCTGTATAACATGGGCGTTTACGCGAAGAAGGCTGCTCCTGACATCTGGGAAGGCCGCCTGGAAGAGTACAACATTCAGTATATGCAGCCCCCACTCGGTATCTCTGAGGTCAAGGAGCTGCTTAAGTCCCTCAAGAAAAAAGATTATCAGTATACATGCCAGCAAGTTCCTTGCTCAAGCCATTGTAACTCGTCGGTTTGCCGTGGTCGCAAGTACGGCGTTGGTGACCACGCTGGTATGCCAATCGTCACTAGTCTTACCAAGTACAACTCGGTTCCACCCATCTGGTTTGCGGATATAGAGGGTGGCGGCCGGCTAGAACTCGAGACGGAAGACATCCAGTCGCAGCACAGGTTCCAAAGGGTTTGTATGGAAGCCCTCAACATGATGCCGCCTGTCATGAATGGCAAGGCCTGGCAGGTTATGATTCAGGGCCTCATGGAGAATGTGACAGTTATCGATGCGCCTAATGACAGCTCGCCTAAGGGCCAGCTCATGGAGTATCTCGAGCGGTACTGCACGCAGCGTGCGCAGGCTCTATCTAAGGAAGAGATTCGCCTTGGCAAGCCGTACACAGAAGACAGCCGGCACTACTTCACCCTGTCTGGGTTCATGGCATTTCTGGAGCGCCACAAGTTCAAGCTCATGTCTATGCATGAGATTACCTCATACCTGAAGAACGACCTGAAGGCGAAGCATCACTTCTTTAACATCAAGGGCAAGGGCACAAATGCCTGGTCGATTGCCCAACTGGGTCAAGAGACGAAACTCGACGTCCCGGACACGTGGAAAAACGGAGGACCATTTTGAGCAACGTTAACATTATCGTCGGGCCACCTGGCACCGGCAAGACAACAACCCTTCTCAATCTGCTCGACGACTATCTTGGTCGAGGCGTGAGTCCCAAGGACGTTGGCTATATCTCATTCACAGTTAAGGCCGCAGATGAGGCCAAGTCGCGAGCCACTGAACGCTTCGGCTTTCGCAAGGATGAGTTACCTTGGTTCCGAACTCTCCACTCCCTGGCGTTCCGCTGGCTGCGGCTTGATACCAAGATGATCATGAAGCGCCAGCACTACTCTCAAATTTGTGAGAAACTCGGTATCGAGTACAGCGGCTTCATGGTCTTGGATGAGGGTGTCATGCTACCTGGTGGATACGCCGGCGACCGCATGCTCTTCCATGAAGGACTCGCACGTGTACGGATGATCTCACTCGCTGAGCAGTACAATCGGTCTACTGAGGACTTCTCTCTATCCGAGTTGTCCCGACTCAAGGGTACACTGGAGGCTTACAAGGATTCGTACTCTTTGATGGACTTCAACGATATGCTTACTCTAATGCTAGCCGAGAAGAGCCTGCCACGCTTCAAGGTGTTATTCATTGATGAGGCGCAAGACTTGTCACGACTCCAGTGGGCAGTGGTCCATAAACTGATTGCCAATAGCGAGCAGGTCTACATCGCAGGCGACGACGACCAGGCCATCTTTGCCTGGGCCGGTGCTGACCCGGACTCATTCATCAAGATGCCTGGCAACGTAACCACGCTGGCTAAATCGTACCGCTTGCCCAAGGCCGTGCACAGACTTTCTGAGGCGGTCATTCGAGGTATCTCCAACAGGCGTCCAAAGGCGTTTAGTTCTCGCGATGAGGAGGGCTCCGTGACCTTTGTCTCCGACATCTCCGACATCGATATGTCACAGGGCGATTGGCTGGTGCTCGCACGCAATAAATATCTGCTGAACCCTGCCGAGCAGCTTTGCGAGATGGAGGGTTTTGCCTATGACTCGAAAGACTCACCCATGCGCACAGACCAGGCGGCAGCTATTCGTGCATATGAGAACCTGCGCGCCGGCAAAGATATTACAGATGATGACCGAGCGCTGATCAAGAAGTACGGGGCCAAGGTTGACGGGACTGGACCGATATGGCATGAGGCCTTTACCCGCCTAGGCCAAGACGTGAAAGACTACTTCATAGCGTGCTTACGCCGTAAGGAGTCCATTACGAAGACCCCACGTATTAAGCTGTCAACTATTCATGGAGCCAAGGGTGGTGAGGCTACCAATGTGGTTATCTACTCGGACATGAGCTACAAATCGTTTGAGGAAATGACCAATGACCCAGACAACGAGCTACGTGTATTCTACGTCGCGGCCACACGAGCCAAGCAAAACCTATTCATCATTGAGCCAAGGACACTAAATTCATTCAATTGGGCATAAATCCTGTATATTCCTTGACTCGGAGAGTCTCGGATAATATACTAGCCTTATTATACCCATAGACCACTTTCATCCGAGGATATTAAAATGCCAATCAATCAGGACCTGTTTAAGACAAAACCCTTTGCCCACCAGCTTACCGCCCTGGAGCGCTCGTGGGACATGAAGAACTATGCCTTGTTTCTGGAAATGGGGTGCGGTAAGTCGAAAGTCTTCATCGATACGGCTGCCCAACTCTACCACGCCGGTAAGATTGACGCGGTTCTGCTCATCGCCCCGAAAGGCGTGTACATGAACTGGGTCGATAAAGAGTTGCCCGTCCACTGGACTGACGACATACCGATGATCAGTAGCTACTGGCAATCACCAGCTAAGCCTGAGCTGCAGGACGAGTGGCGTAAGTTCAAGACGTTCAAGGGCCTACGCTGGATGAGCATGAACGTTGAAGCCTTCAGCTACGAGTCTGGGCTCAAGTTCGCCTCGTCATTTATCAACGCATACGGTGAGCGTCTGCTTATCGGTATTGACGAATCCACCACGATCAAGAACATCACAGCGCAACGTACGAAAAACATTATAGCCCTTGGAAAGAAAGCCGCGTACCGCCGCATAATGACCGGTGATCCTGTGCCCAAGGGGCCGATTGATATGTACAGCCAGTGCTACTTCTTGAGTCCACACCTCCTAGGTTACACGAGCTTCTATGCCTTCAGAGCGCGGTACTGCATCATGGTAGAACGTACCGGCGGCAACCGCTCGTTCAAGATGATTACTGGCTACCAGCGCCTCGACGAGTTGAAGGAGTCCATCAAGCCATTCTCCTACCGCGTTACAAAAGACGAGTGTCTCGACCTGCCGCCTAAAGTTTACCAGACCTGGGACGTGGAGCTGTCGAAAGAGCAGCTCAAGCTGTACAAGCAGATGAAGGACGAAGCCGTTGCCCTACTACGCAGCGGTGAAGTAGTTACCGCACCGATGGTCATCACCCAGCTCTTGCGACTCCATCAAATCACGTGCGGCTTCCTCAAGACGGATGATGGTACCGAGATTGATCTACCCAATCCCCGCATTGACGCGCTCATGGACGTCCTCGCTGGGACTAGCGGGAAGGTTATCATCTGGGCGACGTATCGTAACAACATCAAGAAAATCTTCAAAGCCCTTGAAGACGAGTACGGGAAGGAGTCTGTCGTCAGTTACTACGGAGATACCGATAGCGATGAACGGCGGGCCGCTGTACAAGGGTTTCAGAATGGGGCCGTCCGCTTCTTTGTCGGTAATCCTGCGACCGGGCGCTTTGGTCTGACGCTGACAGCTAGCGCGTCAGTGGTCTACTTCAGCAACTCATATGATCTGGAGCATCGTACACAGTCTGAGGACCGCGTTCACCGCATCGGGCAAACAGCTAGCTCAGTAAACTACGTCGACCTCGTATGCAGAAACACCGTTGACGAACGCATTATCAAGGCCCTGAGAAGCAAGCGCAAGATTTCAGCGATCATCAACGGTGATGAACTGAGGGAGTGGTTTAGCTGATATTGCGTTCGAATAGGAGACAAAGATAGGTGTGTGTTTGAGATTGCGGGCCAGACCTATATCAGAACAGATAGATGACAGGCGGTTCAGCAACGAAGACCCGCAGCACCGTGTGCGGTTAACGCTCAACTCATGTCATTGCCCAAGGCGGCGCGCTGGAGCGTCGAGCATAGCGCACAGTTCAACTCGATACCCGTTGATCGCAGCACATGCAATCATCAAAGGCGCGGCCAATAGCCGCAACGGACATAGCGCCAGCACCCTATTGACTCTTACTGTTCGGACGTACTCATCAGTCTCAGATAGCAGTGGGCGCATAACTAGACTCCTCGGTGAACAGTGTGCGGTGGCGTGTGCGTTGCTACCCCTCCCAGGATTGAACGCACCATGCGAATGCACTGGTTCGCCTCATCCAGCGCGCTACGCAAGCGCGCGTTTTCCAAATGCAATTGTACGAGTGGGTTGTCATCCGCGTAGTTACCTCCAAGCCAGTCGTCATGCCCCGCATCGTCGCCGTCATGGGGCGCCTGTACCCCGCCGTCAATAAGCGCGCCGAGTTTATCAAGATCAATTTCCATATCTTACCTCACATGGTCCTTTAGCCAAGTAGCGGCGGCGATAAATACGCCACCTACACTGATAATGAATGTAATCGCTCCTACCACAAATGGCAGCATGATCTTACTGCCACGCCACACAGTTACCAATTCCTGCACCGCCGGAGCTAGCGGTGATTCTTCTGCAACATGGGCACGCAATTCCGTGTGTAGTGCACCCACTGCTTCCGACAATTGATCAATCTTTTGTGCAATACCATCTACACGATGGCCAAGACTATCAACATCCACACTCCAGGGCGCCCCCCGGCGCTCTGTTCCATTCCACTTTTCCATACCCTATCCTCAAAATCCAATAAACGCGATCTTCATAGCGTGGCCGCCAGTCGGAACAGGTCGTCAAGCTGGGATTCGGTGAGGCCCAGCGCACCAGTGACCGACTGCACCAGAGGGTGGTTGCGCTCCACGGTGCTGGAAAATGTCCACTCGATGCGGGCCGCGTCGCCGGCTGCGCCGGGCATGTTGGCGACGGCGGTATTCACTTGGGCGAGAAGGCCGGCCTGCAGGAGCGCAAGGCGGGCTTGCCGCATGGTCACAACACTAGGCACCGGCAACGGTGCAGGCACCCATGCGCTGCCGTTCCATGTGTGGTTTGCGCTCGGGCGCTGCGGCACTTCTTGGTCTTGCGGGTTAGCCTTGTCGCCTTCGTAGTAACCGCCTTGCCGGTCAATATAGCAGTTCATGACTTTTTCCTAGAAGGGGCGGTCGACCTGAATCTGATACGCCCAATTCGCAGCCGACAGAGTTACAGCCGTACCGGTGCTCTTATTGATTGTCGTAACCGAACCACCTAAGTTGTTCGATGTCATGTACCCAACCGTATTTGCTCCGGAATAGATCAACTTGTTGTTCCAGCTAAATCCAGATGCGTAGTCAGCAAACGTTTCAATAATGTCGCCAACGGAATAGCCAAATTCCGCAACCAAGCACTTGTATGTCAGCTTTCCTTTGAGCGGCACACCAGAAACACCCAAATTGTGGTTTCGTGAAACAAGGGTGGAAGCCGAAGGTAGGGAATTTGTCCACCCAGACCAATATCGCCCTTGGTAGGCATAGGCGCGCGTGGCCGTGACGGTGCTCGCGTTGGTGTCGGCCTCGCCGACAAACACCCGGCGTGTGACTACGGCGCTCGCGCCGTTGCCGACCGTCATCCACATTTCCTGAATGTTGAAAGTGGCCTGACCGTTGGTCGTGCTGCGAGCGCCGCCGAATTGGTAGTTCGGTGCCAGCGTGGTGCTGCCCGGCGTCAGCGAGCCATCGGCGGCAATATCGACATAGAGGTAGTTCGTGCTGCTGGCCGCCAGCCCCGCCCACGTGAGGTTTGCCGTGTGGCTCCCGATGCGGTCGTCGGCGCCGTTCGTGCTGAAGCCATTGGCCGAGGTAACGACCAGAGGAATGCCCGTCGTGATGTTCTGCGACGTAAGCGACAGGCTGCCGCTGGTCGCCGGGAGGAAGGTCGGGAAGCCGGAAGTGTCGATCGGGCCGCTCAAGACGGTTTGGCGCACCGGCACGTTAGCGGTCGGCAGGCTGTCGAGAATCACCATGTCGGTGCCGTCGTACTCGATGTCGACCAACTGATTCAGCGGAACGACGGCCGGAACCTTCACGCCGTTGGTGTTGTAGCGCATGAGGTTCTTCGCCCCCAGGCCGTCGCGGTTCAGCGTATTGCTGCTAGTCGTCCCGGCCGCGTGGAACTTCACGCGCAGGCGCTGATTCGCTGCATAGGCACCATAGGCCGGGCTGGTCGTGACGGTGAAGGCGGGAGCAGGGCCGGTCGTGGTGAACGCGGTCTTGCTTTGAGTTTGCAGGTCGGTAACGGTGAAGTTGACAGACGCCGCACTGTTCGCCGCTTGAGTCGCCGAGTTCGCTGCTGCCGAGGCTGAATTTGTTGCGGCTGTAGATGCCGTTGCCGCAGAACTAGCGGCCGCCGCAGCACTTGCAGCACTTGCGGCAGCATCAGCCGCCGCTGTTCCGCCCCAGTTAGCCTCACCGTAGGCCTTAGTTGCAGCATCCTGGGGATCAACCGGATCGGCAACGTTCTTAATAACCTTGGACTTAGCGTCCCAATAGTCGGCTGTCGCATCAAGCGTGAGTGAATCACCCAGGTAATCCTGAACAGCCATTGTAAGCTTGTCCAGTGCGGCCTCGTGAATCTCCGCCGGGAAATCATCGTTGGTGATGTAGTCCACCAGCTGAGTCAACGCGGTACGGCGCAGGAAGCGCACGTTGCCCGTCGCAGAAGCAGGTGCAACAAAAAACGTCACAGTCCCACCGCCAGGATTACGAACCCCGGTCAAGCTGTAGTCGGTTCCAAGGGTTTTGAGGACGAAGACAGAACCCGATTTGAGATACACGAGCAGGTCTGCGGCGTCGTCAATCTTGAACGGGTAGGTGAAATTGACCGCCACCCCATTGCCGTTATGGGTA